GGGTTGCCGTCGACCTTGTGGCTCCCGGCGAAGATCAGCGTCGGCTTCACACCTTGCGCTGCCAGCTCTCCCGAACGGTCGGCATGCAGCATGACGACGCCGATCGAGCCCACGATCGAGGTGGGCGAGATGACGATTTCGCTGGCCGCACTGGCGAGTCCATAGGCAGCGGAAGCGGCCATGTCGTTGACGAAGGCGGTCACGGGCCTGGTCTGGCGAACCGAACGAATCAAATCCGCCAGACCTGCCATTCCGGCGGCTTCGCCACCGGGAGAGGAGATGTCGAGCAGGACCGACCGTACCTCCGGGTCTTGTCCTGCCGCACGCAGTTGGGCTGCGATCCCCTCGTAGCTGGTGAGCCCCGACCGGCTGTCGAGCCAGGCACCACGGTTCACCAGCGTGTCCAGCACCGGGATGATGGCCACACCCTCGACCGTGCGGGATAGCGACGCCGATCCGTCTGCGCGCCGAGTGGAACCGACGAAGCGGCTGGCTTCCGGTCCTTCCCCACCTTCTTCATCATTGAAGAGCCCGGCATCGAGGCCGATACGGCCGCTGAGGACCCCGAGAATGATCTGGGCCTTGGCCGGATGAATGAGTAGCGGCGTGTTGAGCAGCCGCTCACTGAGGCGGAGGAGCTGTCCCGGCATCAGAAACCTCCCGCGCGCAAGCCGAAGCGGCGGCGCTGGCCCCCGGTCCTTCCGCAGAAGGACTCGAGGCGCGAGAGTTCCGCCCGGAGCGCACCAAGATCGGTCCTGCCATACTGGACCTTGCGCCTGACGCCATTGCCGGCGTCGAACTCGATCACTTCCGGGCGCCTGCCCTCGAGCAGCGCGTAATAGGCTTCGCGAATCCGTGGGAGCACTGCGCATGGATCGGCATAGTCGGTGATGATGGTCATTCGCTGGGTTGATCCCCGTCTTGGTCCTGGGAGCCGGCACCAGATGGATTGGTGATCCCTTGGTACTGGTGGTCGGGCAGGCCGTAGGTTTGCCGGAGCACACTTTCACGGGCGCGCTGCGCGTAGACGTCCTCGATGTCGTGGCCGAGATCCTCGGCGATCGCCGCATCGGTCATGACACCGAGGCGGCACCAGATCTCGTGGGCCTTGGCCATCTTGAGATCGTCTGCCTGCGGCTTCGGCGCTCCCCGCCAGATGGCGCGCGAAGCGGCAGACCGGTTGGCAAGAAACCCTTCGAGCCCGCCCGGGAAGGGAATACCACCCCGAGCGATCTCTTCCTCGAGCCATGCCTCGTAGATAGCGGTGCAGAATGGCCCAAGGATGTGAGCACGGCGGTAGAGCGTGATCTGGAAGATCTCGCCCGACGCCATGCGGACGCTTGAATAGGTGGCGTTGGTGTAATCCGCCGTGGCGCTCTCGTAGGTGAGGCCCATGCAGCGGGCGAGTTCCCGGAGCAGGTGCGCTGCGAAGTCCCTGTAGTCGGAGTGCGGATGCTGGGCGCGATGTAGCTCGAGTTTCTGGCCCGGAAACAGATGGGCAATCCGGCCATTGATGCCGAGATTGATGGTGGCGTTGTCGTACCAGCCTGATTGGGCCTGGATGTAAGCGTCCCAGGGCGAGATGCCGCTGGCCGAAAGCCGGGCCTGTTCCTGCGGCGTCAGCAGGCCGGAAAGAACTTCCTCCGTCGGCTCGTCCGAGGTGATCGAAGCCGCAAACACCGTCTGCAGGATCGCCGCGGTCAGCGTTGCATCTGACAGCTGGTCGAACTGGCGCGCCACCTGCAGTGCCGGTGTCAGCGGCGAGATGCCCCGCACCTGACCCGGCATGCCGTCAAATACATGGATGACACGGGTCCTGCCCAGACTGTCCCGGGCTACGACATCGAATTCCACCGTACCGAGCGTCGGATCCTTGCGCGTCGCCAGATACGAAACAGGCATTCCGTCGGCATCCATGCGCACACCCTGCAGCATGTTGCGCGCGGGCTCGGTGCGGCGCACCACGCGGTGTGGCGGCACGAGCCTCACCTTGGTGCCGTAGCGCCCGCCGGGACGTCCGCGCCAGGGCAGCTCGGCCCAGATCTCGCCGGTGGCAAACCACGAGCGGAAGGCCGCCGCCTGAAGCTGTCCAAAGGAGCGCCGTCCCTCGATATCACATTCGTAAGGTCGGTCCGCCCACAGGCTCCAGCGCTGCTCGACCGTCTGGGCCCAGGCTTCGGCTTCCGCATTGCTCATGCCGAACAGGTCGTTCTCCGGCATGGCCTTGAGTCGAAGTCCGGTGCCCACCGTATTGGCCACTGCCTGGTCGATGGCTCCGGCCATCCAGCCGGAGTTCTGGATCAGGTCGATGGTGCGGGCCGCCGCCAGATCCCACGAGGCACCGACATCGTCGGAAGCTTCCCTGAGCGCCGGACGCCAGCCGCCAAACACCACGCCGCGGTTGCCACGCATGAAGTCGGCGCGTACGGCCGGAGGCAGGACGGATCTTCCGCGGGCTGGAGCAAGCCAGTCCCGCATCCGATCTATCACGCCCATGGATTCACCTGTTCAATCGAGACGAAAGGCCGGCAAAGCGCGAGCGCAGATCCGGCATGGCAGCTGCCGCGTGGCCAACGACGGCTTTGACCGGCGCACTTTCGATGTCTTCTTCTGCATCATCAGTAAGGACAGCCGAGGTCCTCTCCCGCAGCACCCCGTCTGGAATGCGCTGGACGTTCAGCGAGTAGCCGATCGCCATGGCAAGCGCCTCGCAGTCGAGATAGTGGTTGGCGCGCGACTTCTGCACCCACTGCGGCTTTCCCGTGGCACCATCGACAACGCGTACCTCGGAGACAAGCTGCTTCGCGTAGTCCTCGTCGATATCGTCGGGCACAATGAAGGACCCCGGCTGATCGAGCGGTGTGCGAATCCTCGATACCAACAGCGACTTGAAGAAGTCGGTCGACAGCCAGACCAGGTCGATGGAGTATGTGGCCTTCTTGCCCCGCGGCGTCACCTCGATCTTCGACACCCGGTAGGGCGGCGACATGGTGGCCCGGCCCTTGGTGGGCGAGACGAGCCACGGGTAGCGCCTGGTGAACTCATAGACCTTGTGCTCGTCACCGGCGTCGGGCTTGTTCGGCCGGAAACCAGAGTCGACGAACACCCGCTCGATCTGCAGCCCCGCGATGGGCGTGAGCATCAGGTCGGCCAGCGCGTTCCACACCTCGTCATCGTCGGTGGGCCCGTAAAGCTGCCCCCGGTCGATGAGCCAGGAACGACCCCGCGCTCCAAAGCCCCTGATCGTGTAGTAAAGCGACAGTTTCTGAACATCGACGCCCATGCCGAGGCGGAGGACGCCGCTAGGTACCTCTTTCATGCGGTAGGGCTCGCGGCGCTGCAGGATCTCCTGCCAGTCGAGGGCATCCCGACCCGCCGCCGGGGTGAAACATTCGCCGAACCCGGCATTCAGTGCGGTCTGCAGCTGGTCGGGATCGCCGGAGGCAAGAGCGCGGACATAGCGCTCGATCCGCGTCCCCCAAGTGACAAAGGGGCTTGCCAACCCGCTCGCCCAGAAACTGATGGTGGCGTTCTCGGCCGGCTCCCCCAACACCTCGCCGTCTTCAATCCACTGCCCCGGCGCCACGTAAAGACCCCGGGCATTCATCTCCTGCTTGTCGCCATCCTGATGCAGCCCGCCGCAATGCGGGCACTGCAGTTGGGCTGCCTTTGACGCTTCCGCCGGCGTGGCATTCTCCGGCCAGCGCATCTGCTCGAAGCGCGGCACGAAGTAGGCTTCGCAGTGCAGGCAGGGCCAGCAGAAGTGATGCCGCGTCCCCGACTGCCAGAGCTTCCAGATGGCGCTCTCGACCGCGTCGGGTTCCGCTGGCTTCCAGAAACGAAGACCACTTTTTTCGTCGAGTTCGGTTTCGATCAGGCCGCGCGACGGCGTGGACGTGATCGCGGTGACGAAGTCGGCATATGTTTCGCCGCGGGCCTCCACCAGTCCCAGCGGATCCCCCTGCCCTTTCACATTGGCCAGCATCTCATCGTACTCGTCGACCAACGCCAGCGCGGCCGGACTCGACTTCAAGGCCGCCGAGGATCCAGCATGCGCAAGCCGCACCGGCACCCCTGCCACGATCTTAAGCGTCTTCTTCATGCGCCGCCCGCGCACCACCTTGGCCGAGAGCGTCTCGGCTTCGTCGAGCAGGTTCATCAGCCGCGGCTCGAACTGGTCGGTCAGAAAATCCCTAGTGGGGCCGACATAGAGGATCGGCGCCGGCCGCTGGTCGAGGCGCGCTCCGATGAGGTCAATCAGATTTTCAGTCTTCCCAGACTGGGCAGAGCACACCATGACGACGCGCTTGTACTGACCGCCATGGACAGCCCTGGCCATTGGCACCATGTAGGGCGTGAGCCAGGGATCCCTCGGACCCGGAAGACCGGACGTCTCCGAATAGACTCGGTGGAGGCGTGCCCACTCGTCAGGCGGCAGCTTCGGCGCCGGCCGGAGGATGGCTTCTGCCAGCCTCCAGGCCTTCAGCCTTTTCTGTGGCTCGCTGGGAAAGGCGCGAGAGGACACCATCGATCTCTGTTTCTACCTTCTGGCGCTCGGCCACGATGCGGGTGAGCCGCGCGGGAAGGCCTGCAAGCTCCGACCGCACCATGCCTGCGAGTTCCGCCATGTCATTCAGCGCATCCTCGACCGGGATCAGTTCGCGCGAGCGCTCCGCAATGCGAAGTTCGATCTCCAGCGCCCGCGCATCGCGCACCCGGCTGTCGGCAGCCGACCTGGCGGACCGGCGCTCGTCGTCCTTGAGGTAACGCAGATATCCTTGCACAGCACCCACGAGTTGAACGAAGCCGCGCTTCTCGGGCTTCGGGATGAAGCCCTGCTTCGCCAGCTGCCGGATGCGCTCCTCCGAGATCATCAGGAGCCGTGCAGCCTGGCTGATGGGGATCAGGCCCACGTGTTCCGCCATCCTGCACACCATTCCCCTTTGAGTTGTTTTCACCGAGATCGGCGCGTCTTGCTCACCCTGACGCACCACCGACCCGCTTTCCGCACCCACAGCCGATGGACATGGCGGCACGAACTGGCTAAACGGTCTATGTCCCTTTCAATGACTTTCCCAAAAGCGCCCATGACGCGTGCCGCTATCCAGGACTGTAGAAAGTGGCTTGGTGACTCTCTCCAAGCGTTCAAACTGCGCGCTCTCAAGACCCGCGCCAGGGGCAGCGACA